GGTATACCGGGTATACCGGGTATACCGGGTATACCGGGTATACCGGGTATACCAAGTTGTTATGACTGTCATAACATATAGCAAAAGGCTCATAGCGCCGCATACGGCTATGATGAAAGGCTCATAGCACCGCATACGGCTATGATGCTGGCAAAAAAACATTGATTTGTGACTGATAGACTGCGAATGTAAAAGAGTATAAGAGAGTATAGTATACATAGTCTATAAAAATATTAAAAATATTAAAAATATATTTTAAGAGGTTAAAATGGAGTTAATGGATTGGAAGAATATTGAGGCTGGCGCTGAGCGTCAGGTGCGTGATGCTGAGGTTCAAAGGATTGTTGGTAGTATTTTGTTGAGGGAGGCTGTTTTGGAGATTAAAAAGTTAGGGGGGAAGTCTAGCGTTGAAGAAGCAGAAGAAGCAAAGTCAATCTAAAAAGGTTGTTGATAGGCCTCTTAGGTCTTTGCAGTCTAGGGTTCCTTTTGTTTTGGATGATTGGCAACTTGAGGTACTCAAAGCTGAGGGGAATATTTGTATTTGCAGCGGAAGACAGGTTGGCAAGAGTCAAGTCATTGCTATTAAGACCGCTGAATATATTGTGCATAACCCGGGCAAGGTAGTTCTTATTATTAGTATTACTGAGGATCAGGCTGAGAGGATGTTGCAGAAGATTATGTTGTATCTTGATGATAATTATAGGAGTAAGATTTCTAAGGGTAGGGGTAGGCCTACTAAGCACAGGGTTGTTTTGACTAATGGTGCTGAGGCTATTACTAAGGCTGTTGGTCAGTATGCTCTTGGAGTGTTGGGTATGACTGTTGATGTGGTTGTTCCTGATGAGTGTGCTTATTTGCCTGAGGCTGTTTGGACTAGTATTACGCCTATGTTGTTGACTACTGGTGGGAATTTATGGTTATTATCTACTCCTAATGCTAGGAGTGGTTATTTTTATGATGCGTATACTGACCCTAGTTTGGGTTTTAAGACGTTTCATGTTAATTCTGAAGAGGTTGCTAGCGCTAGGCCTGAGCCTATGCGTTCTATGATGATTGATTATTTGGCTAGGGAGAAGGAGCGGATGACTGAGCTTAATTATGCTCAGCAGTATCTTGCTCAGTTTCTTGAGGAGCTTGGTCAATTATTTTCTGATTCTCTTATTAAAGAGGCTCAAGTTCTTATACGTCCTCTCCAGAAGGATTTTGTTCCCTCCATTCCTTTTGGAGAGTTCTACTTGGGTGTTGATGTTGCCAGGATGGGTGGTGATGAGATTACGTTTGAGATATTGGAAAAACGGGATGATTTGTTTCTTCATAGAGAGAATATTGTTCATACTTATAGTATGACTACTAGGACTATTGATAAGATTTTGGAGCTTGATGTTCTTTATAATTTTAAAAATATTTATATTGATGATGGTGGTCTTGGAGTGGCTGTGTTTGACCAGCTTCTCATACATGACCAGACTAAGAGGAAGGTTGTTGCTATTAACAACGCTAGTAGGAGTGTTGATAAGGACAAGAATAGGTCTAAGAAGATTTTGAAGGAAGACTTATATTTGAATTTTTTGAATTTGTTGGAGAGGAAGAAGATACAGTTATTGAAGGACAGTGATGTGGCTGCCAGTCTTAAAAGCATTGTTATTGAGAATACTAAGAACAAGAATGATGTTAGGATTTATGGGCGTTATAGTCATATTGTTGAGGGATTGATTAGGGCTGCGTGGAGTATTAGAAACACGCACCTAAATATATATTTTGAAAGAGAGTAAAAGAGGAATAAAATGGCTTATGCAGAAATATTTGCAACATTGGCTGAGGTTCAGCACAAAGCAGGAGAGAACGCTAGCGCTACGTCTAAAGCAGCAGCTTACGTTACTGACTTTATGTTTCAGGTTGAATCACAGATTAATGCTGCGTGTAGATATAATTTTAGTGATAATTATGCTACGCTTAATGATGACACTAGAGGATTATTGAAGGAAGTGGCTAGTAACTTAGCTGCTATTTACGTAATTCAGTATGATTTGAGTGGTTTCACTAGCAGGATTGAGGCTGAGGACATGATTAACATCTTACGTGACGCTGCTCTTAGAGCACTGAACATGTTAAGAGATAAGAAGGTTAGTGACTTTATCAGGGAAGTGGCTTAAGTGACACTTAACTTTGGTAATGATTTGTTTGGAGAGAAAGGGTTGTTTACTAAAGAACCTGAAAAGATGTTTTCTTTATCTTATCCTCATGTTCATAAAAGAATTGCTACGTCTGGTAACGCTGTTGCGGGCACAGCTACTTTTATAGCGGGCAAATTGGAACAGTTCAAGGACGTTACTGGTTTTGTAACTTCTGTTCATTTAATGAATGAGTCAGGAGCAAGCCGTAATAGTACTGTTATTATAAAAAATGAAACTACTGGCGTGACTTTAATAAGCGGTAACGTTGATATAGTAGATGGTGGTTTTTTTAATTACGCTTATTATTTCAGCACGGACTGGATTAATCCTGGTGATAGCGTGAAGTTCACAGTAGGGAATGAGGGTATTGGAACAGCTAATGCTGATGGTGTTTATGCTTTGGCAATTCCAGGTTCAGGTTTTAAACCAATTTGGAGTACAGATGGATATATAATGGATTATGGAGAGTTTCAGTCAATATATTCAGTTACAGATATTTCTGTTCCTGTGTTATTACCGCATGCCGCAGTTGTAACTGATGTTATAGTGACTGGTAGTGACTCAACTGAATCATGGGATATGTATAGGTGTGATTTATCTAATGGTGATAATGTTGTTTCAATGGCTACAGAGGATATAAACAGCGAGGATAGTTCTATTTCATATGCTACAATAAACAACGGTCTTTATAGTTATATTATTAAATCAGCTTGTGATACTGGCGAAGTAATTCATGGTGCACGTATACTATATACTTATCCTGACAGACACAATTCTACTTGTGGATATTATGAGTTTGGAATTCAAACAATTTTTAAAAGTGATGGTGAAAGCACATGAAGCCATTACCACTTAATGTAGTTGTTAATAATAGTACTTGTGTGGTGGTTGAAAAGCTAGGCACTAAAGAAGAAGAAGCAAAAAAATATAAATTAAAACATAAGGAGAAATAAATGGCATTTACAGAAATAGATTCCACTAGAAGTGGGGCTCAAGCTGCTGTTATCACTGATTACTCAGTTGATGGCGTGGTTACTGACTCTGCTGGTGGGCAAAAAGAAACAGAGTATTCTGACGCTAACGCATCACAGCAACTAGGATACTATAAAGCAATACCGGAGCTTAAAATGGCTATTGATGCTAAAGCTACTTGGACAATTGGTAAAGGGTTTAAAGCTGAACCTGCTACTGAACTAAGTCTTAGCATGATTAGGGGTTTTGGTAAAGATACTTTTAATAGTATTTTGGAAAACATGATTAGAGAATATCATATTTATGGTGATGCTTACGCAGAAGTAATTCTGGAAGGAGAGACATTGGTTAATCTTAAGCCACTCAACCCTGCTAGTATGAAAATAATAGCTGACAAAATGGGTATTATAAAAAGATATGAGCAGGTTTCTGGTGGTGGAGATGTTAAGAAGTTTAACGTTGAAAACATTCTGCATCTTTGTAGAAACAGGATAGCTGATGAGATACATGGAGTGAGTATTATAGATAGTGTTGAAAATATTATTTTGATGCGTAATGAGGCAATGGCTGATTACAAGAAATTGTTACATAGAAATATTTATCCAGTGCGTATTTGGCATTTAGATACTGATGTTCCAAGTAAAATTAATACTTTTAAAGCAAAAGTAGCAGCTAGTAAGGGAGAGGGAGAGGATATATTTATTCCTAAGGGCTCAGTTGACACAGAGTTAGCTAGTGTTCCTACTAACAGCTCACTTAATCCTATGCCTTGGATACAGCTACTTAACCAATATTTTTTTCAAGCTGTTGGCGTTCCACAAATAATTATTGGTGGTTCACAAGAGCTTACTCAGACAGCAGCACAAATTTCTTATCTTGCTTTTGAGCAATGTATTGAGGAAGAGCAATTATTTATTGAGGAGCAGATACTCGCTCAGATTAATATAGTGATTAATTTAGAGTTCCCTGCAAGTCTTCAGAATAATTTGCTTAGTGATGATAGAAAGGATGGCACGCAAGACCAACAGCTTAATGAGCCAAGTAATCTACAGCCACCTATGACAAGAGGAGCAATTTAAAATGGGATTTTTTGATAAAATAAAAAAGAAAGTAAAAGCTGTTTACAATAAAGCTGACACGGCAGTTGGCGGTTATCTTCCTGGTGGTCAGACACCACAGCAAGTAAGCCAGCCAGCACCGCAAGTAGCACCAAGTGCGCCAACTAAGACAACTCCAGCAGATGTTCTTAGAGGTATTGAGCAGCCAGTAGCACCTCCAGCACCTTCGCCAACAACACAAAAAGTTATTAGTGGTGTTAGTAAAGGGCTTAGTGAGAAAGCTAGTGCTCCAAGACCGTCAGTGGCGCAGCAAAGTACTTCTTCACAGAATTACCAAGCGCCACAGAACCAGTCAGTGCAGCAACCTTTGGCAGAGCCAGAGCAGCAGCCTGTAATAGAGCCAGACCAAGTTAATGGTGCAGTGCATATAAATCCTGCAACTGGTCTAGAATATACAGGTGAAGAAGCACCTTATGGTCTTACTGATGACGGACAAGGTGGTGCTAGACCAGTAACACTAGATGAAAGTGGTCTGGTTTCAGAAATTGATGCTGGTGATATAATGATGATTACGTCAGTTGGCGGAATAGTTAAAAGCGCTGCTAAAGGACTTTTTAAACTTGGTGTTAAAGGATTGACTAAGTTAACTAGTAAAGAAGCAGCATCTATTACTACCAAATCACTTAAACATACAAGACAGGCAACTAAAGTAATGAAGGAGGCAGATAGGATAGGTGCAAAAATAGAAAAAGCAGGCGGGCCTTATAAACCAGGCGACCTTCTTCCAAGTGGTAAAATGGCAAATGAAGCCACAGCAAAACTTTATAATGACATTATTATGAAAACTGTAACTAAAGTTAGTCCCTGGAATTATAAAACAATATTAGGTATGTTATCTCTTGGAACTGTTTTTTCTGGCGCTGTATGGAGTGGGTTTGGAAGTAGAAACGTACATGAAGATACTAATAGAGAAGTGAATTATATGATTCAAGATGCTATAGAAGATGGTAATTGGGAGATGGAAGAAAAGTTGGAAGAAAGTCTAGTTGAATTTAATGAATGGTATGAAGAAACAAAACTTTTAGGTAAAGATACATTTTCAACTCCTTGGAGAGTGGGCATAGCAATTGACAAGGAAATAAAACTTATAGCTGAAGGAAGAAAACTTAAAAAAGAAGCTAAAAAAGAAGCTGAAGACGTGCAGAATGTTAATAGTCAACTGGGTAAAGATTTGTCCACGCAAGCAGAAGGTATGACACCTGAAGAAATCGCTGGTGACCCAGATATAAAAGAGTTCGCATCAAATCCAGAGAACTGGATGTATAACATAGTTGATACATGGAAAGACGCAGTTAAGCAAGTAGGTTAT